ACCCCCCAGAGGGAGTTGGTAGCAGGAGGTAGCGGGCCGGGGGCGGTAATCAGCTCACCTGCGAAGTCATACTTGATCTTGGACTTGAAAGCGGCGGGGTCGCTCACTACAAAAGTAGGCCGATACATTCCCACCTGCTTCTGAGTGGCTGGCGACCCCATATAACTGTAAGCCTGCTGGACTACGCTCAGGATAGGTTCGCCGCCCGAGCCGTCCACCGCTACCTTGTCGGAGTTACCCGTCCAAGCTTGATAGACCTTACCATCGTGGCTACCAAATATGGGGGTAGAGCCGAAGAACGACCAACAGGAGGCGTCCATACCGGTGAACTGGGTCCACGATCCGGTGATCTGGTTAGCGGCTAGCTGTATGTTTCCGTTGATCGTGACTGACGGTATGTTAAGGATAAGCATGTTATCCTTTGGGTAGTACTTGAGGTCCCACCCAAAGGTCTGAGCGTAGGTCGAGACCAGCTCAGATATGAGAAACTGTATGTTATCGGTCTGAATTGACCGAGCCTTCTCGGTGACCTTAGTGGACATGAGAACCGAACTCATGGACACGATACCCTGCTGGGTAAGGATGAACTGATCGCCCCCCGCCTTACAGAACGCCCGCCGCCCCGATACGGGGGCACCAATGTAGTAGACGCCAGTTAAAGACCACTTAAGGTCGTCCGCAGGGTCGATACCCTCGTACACCACGGCCTCGCCCCGGGAGGAAACAGCTATGAGGTGGTCCGTCGCACCCGATCCGTCGTCTAGTGTCCAGGTGGAGAGGAACTGGAGAAAGCCCCCACGAGAGAACAGCGGACCAAAGTCATACTTCTTGAACGTGCCGTAAATCGCATTGGTGGGTAAGAACCAGCCGTTGGCCGAGTTCTTCTCTACCACCCAAAGTCTATGTTGGTGTACGGTAGGGCAAACGGCATTCTTGGGGCTAACCCCCGCCCAGGTGTTAGCTACAAGTCCGTCGCCGGGTATGATACGGGCCCCGCCCGCAGCGTTGTAGAGGATACCGTCATCTATCCCGTTCAGGGCTATGAGATGGCTCCCCGCCGAATTGACTAGGTTAACCCACTCCCAGATAGAGTTGCTAAGCCCGGTTATGGGGGTGGTTACAGCCGGGCCCGGAATACTGATGTCGTACACGTTGTTACCCGACCAAGCGAACAACTTCTGTTGACCGGTCGCCGCAGCCCAGGGGGCTATAGTACCTACCTCGGCAGGCATACCCGTAGCCCACTCCTGGTACCCCTTCCTCACGGTACAACCGTAGGGCTGGGGCCACCAGTTCTGCATTATGATTGCGTCGCCCTCCGGCATGGCGACAAGCGAGTCCTTAGCGTTGAGCCCCCCTACGGGAGCCGCAATACTAGCGGGCTTGTTGACTGCGGGTATGGCGGCGGGTAGGAACATACTACCTACTAAACACGTTCCAGGAACCGTCAGGTACCGACCACGGCCCCAGGTACTCGCTGGTAGGACGCGGGCTCAAGGAGAGAATCTTGGCCCCGGTATCCTTGCCGGTGAGGGAGTTGAACACTCGAATGAAGTCGCCCTGCGGCCCTATGGTAGGGAACCCCTTGAGCTCGTAGAACTTCAGCTTCACGAATTTGATCATCAGCCAGGGGTTAAACCGGATGATGTCGCCGTCCTGCTTCACCATATCCGTGAACGTCTGGCCGGACTGTACCCACTTCTTAGTGACGTACTCCATCGCCATAGTTAGATTGGGTCCTCCCGGTATAGGCCAGAGTTTGAACTTGCCGTCGAATACCCTAAACCTATGGCGGGGCAAGGCAGCTACCTTAGACCCCTTCAACCAAGCCCATTCTTGAGGCGACTTCGGACCTAGGAGGGGCCACCTATCCGAGCGATCCCACTGAGTCTGATCGTGGAAATAGGCCCAATCGTCGGGCAGAGGGTAATCCTCCTGACCCTCAACGGTCTCCCAAATCCATTCCTTGGAGAACTGAGCCCAAGGATAGAACATGATCAACTCGTTCCCCGCCGAGTTCAGCAGGGAGAGTAACTGAACCGATTGTATGTCCTCTATCCCCACAATCGTGGCGGGCCGGGGCAATCCAAGCTCGCCGGCCAGTTGCTTTAGAGTATCTACAGCGGTCCAGTATTCAGACATGTCTTACCCCTTGCCAGGAGCCGCCACCTTCTTGGCTTCCTGTTCTTGTTTCCGGGACGCTTGCATCGCATTCACCATTTCGCGGAGCTCACCGATCTCATCGTCACGCTTCTTGAGCTCCTCCTGCATCTTCAGCAGGGGGGCCTCGGCCTTGGCGGCTTCCAGATACGCCTGGGCGCGCTGCTTGATAGCGTGGTGTCCCATGAACTTCTGGGACACAGAGTCGGGCATACCGACCAGCTGCTCGACGGTGTGGCAACCGACGCCGTTGAACTCAGCGATCTGACCGACGCCGAGCCACGGCAGTTGGTTCAGCGGGGTGCCGCTCATCTCTTGGGAGCGACCAGCCTTGTACCGGGCCCACTGTTGGGGGAACCGCTCCTGATAGTGGGGCGAGGCGTCCCCCACGAAGCTGTCCCGGGACCCGGGGGTGATGATCTTGATCAGGTCGATCTCATCGAAGATGGGGCGACCGGCCTCGGTGGACTTGAGTTCGTTCTTGACTACGTCCTTGTAGAAGATAACCAGCAGCTTCTTGTCGGCCTCCGACTGCTGGTTGTCTTCAAAATTCATTACATAGTCGATGGTATCGGTGGACATTACTGTTCCTGGGTTAAATCCCGATGGTCGGGATGTATTCGAGAATGAATCTGACGTTAGCCAGATCGACGTTGTCCGCGCCGCCAGTTACCTTGAGGGCGCGAATATCATAGGTGTGATCCAGGGCGTCCTCAGCACTCGTAGAGATACTGAAGGCTACCTGGACCACGTTACCTAAACCTTGACCGCTGACGGTACCGCCGCCGGGGATGTCCATCCCGTCGCGGTATAGCGAGAACACCACCTCGTCGCCCGTAGGCGCGGACACGTCCGCGTAGAACGACACGCGGTTCACCGTCGAGGGGAGCCCACGAGCCAGTCGCGTAACCGTACCAGATGGAGGCAGAGCAGTATAAGTGTCCGTTTGAGCCAGGAGCGTATCATAGGTGATCACCTGTGGGGTAATGCCGAGCGCCGGTAGCACCAGAGAGTCGATCGACATGATGCCGTAGCCCGGGGCGAACGTGTCGATGACATCCTTGAACATGTCCCTGACTGCCGCCGCGCTGATGTCTCCGGTGGTGTTATCCGGCAGAGTGTCACCGACTTGCTCTCTGAGGGCTATGATAGTGCGGTAGGGCATATAGACCTCAATCAAAGGCTGCGGAAAAGGCGCTGCTGAAGGCGCGGGTATCCGGGGGCGGTATATCCCCCAGAGTAATACAAATCTGGCCGTTAGCGTCCATCGGGAGGCCGTACAGCCAAAACATAGGGACCCCATCCAAGGAGGACCGCATACGACCGGCCCGGCCTGTGAGCCCCCCCGGCTCGGGGTTGACCTCTTGTTCGTAGGTGACGCGGCCCTCGGGTCCATACCCTAGACCGTTCACGAAATACACACCGTCTACGTCTACGACGCAAAGCAGCCCGTCCTTGGTGGGGGTTCCACCGTTGAAGTCGGTAGGGGCGTCCAACGTACAACGCAGACGCCCCTCCGAATCCGTAAGGATGAGCTGATGGTTCAGCATATCAGATCAGGAATGCCCAGAACCACGACCCTGCCGGGATGACCGTAGCTGCGGGGATAAAGACCTTGGAGAGGCCCGTACCCGACGCCGCCACGGCAGTACCGCCCGTGATCGTCACCCTACCGTCAGCCGGCACCGTGATAGGCGAGGCCCCGGAAGTAGACCACTGGGCCGTCTTGCCGGCCGCAACACCCGAGTTAGAGGGGGCCAAAAACCCCGCATCTTCGCCCAACCAGTTGTTGTTCCAGTAGGTGATGCCCTGTACCCCAAAATAGGGCCCGATTGATCCGGGCCCCGGAGCATCCGGGTCCTGGATGTAGGTGCCGATCTGCGGAATCTTGTCGGTAGCGGGGGTGGCGCTACCGATTTGGGCCGCTGCGTTACCTTGACTCATCATGGCTCCTTCACGTCGGCGTCCTCGACCAAGTCGAGAGTAGCCTTGATTTCGGTCAAATCAAGCTCGGGAGGCGGGGGTGCCTCCACCTGCTCGATCAGGGCCTTGAAGAACTCCGCTTGCTGTAGGGGCCCGAAGGCCCCATGGTCAAACAGGTACTTCGCGTCCCATACGAGTTTGGATACCACTTCGGGATCCATGAGAGGGGTCGCCTCGACCCCCTTGTCCTTACTTGGGCTCATTTGCCTTCTCCTTCGCAGGCTTGGCCTCGGGATGCGCTCCATCCAGGAAGCGATCCAAGACAGCGAAGAAGTCGCCCAGGACGATAAGCCCTGCGCGGTACTTCTGGCGCAAGTCCCAAAGGGACTCGGGAGTTGCCGGCACGACCTTTACCACGGTCGTCGTTTGATGTACTACGGTGGTCATGGCGTGCTCCTCAGGTGTTGTCCATCCGGCCTTGGAACTGAAGTCCCGAAGCCGTCAGGTTGCCGGCCCAAGCCAGGATTTGAACCGCTGCGTCTTGGTTCACGCTGTAGCGCTGGCCCGGAGAGAGCGGGACCATGTTCCGGCTGGAGTGCGGACGATAGTGGATGTACTTCGTGTTGAGGAAGTACGCGCTGGTCGCGGGCACGGCGGTGGGCGGGGTACCCGCTGCGCCGGTCGAGGTCCAGTTGATCTGCATGCCGCCGTCGAGGACCACATCGGCGTCCATATACTTGACGCTGACGAAGCCCAGCTTGGCGGTATCGGTGCCGGTGAACCGTTGAATGGCCTGGAGGGAGGCCATGTAGTAGGACCACATCAGGTTGTCGACCAGGATCAGGTCGGGACGGTCATTGCCGCGGACCAGGCTGGACCACATACGGTTGAAGTACGTCTGCACGTTGGCCGCCGAGACAGCCGCGCCGCCGGTGGTCGTCATACGGAAGTACTGATTGCGCCAGAACAGCCAGGTGTTCCGGTCGATGCCGCCGACGGTGTTGGTCGGGGTCGTGGAGACCTGCTTGAGCAGACCGTCGATCTGCTTACCGCCGGCACCGGAGCCGTCCGAGTACAGACCCGAGGCGATCAGGTTGGCCATCGAGGACTCGGCCACGTCCATCCGGGCGTCGAGCATGTCGATGATCTGTTCCTTGCCGGCGTTCTGGAGTTGCTCCAGGCCGCTGATCGTTACGGGGCACGCCGCCTGCTTGATCGTGTACTCGGCGGCACTCAGCACGTCCTGCGCAGCGATGGGCAGGGTTTCGTAGCCAGAATACCAACCGGCGTTGCCGTTCGATGCGAAGCTGAGCTCCTGCATGATCGTATTGCCGCCTGAGAACGTCTTGATGTTGCCGCGCTGCTTCAGTTTCGTCAGCAAGGCATTGTTGGACGTCACGTTGTCCGCGATTTGGCCAGTGCGGCTCTGGATGGTGGTGGCGATAACATCACTTATCGCACTGTTCGGGAAAGCCATTGCAAGCTCCTAGTTAAGAGTGAAACCGGAGCGGGGGGTAGGGGCATTTCGTCACCTACTCTCCGCCTCAGCTCGGGTTGATAGACCTGGGGCTCGACCTCTTCCAATGGAATCCGGCGCTGCGGGAAATGAACCGCTCCGAGGATGCGACGAGTAAAGAAACTTAAGCTCATCTTCCACCTAGCGAATCAAACGCAGCCGCGATTGTTGAACGACGATCAGTTGCTTCCGAGGCCCCAACAGGAACTCCACCAGGAGCGCCACCTACGGAAACCGAAGCACCTAGAGCCTTCTGGGCCCGGGCATTAGCTGCCTGGGCTGCTGCTCTCTTTGCGTCGGCTTGCCGTTGCGCGGCTACCTGTGCACTTACCTCTGGGTTCATTGCAATAGCGCGATTATAGGCGTCGTCCAGCGAAAGGTAAAGCCCCCTCTTCGCAGCCAGATCGACAATATCGGCCATGTCCATCCGAACCGCGTCGAAGTGAGGATACTTCGGGTCCGTAGCCATGTTCTCGATGGACTCATTGACCTCGGCTTGAGACCGTTGCTCGTATTGCTGCTCCCGCTGCTGTTGAGCTTGGATGTACTGCTGGAAGGGGGCCAACCGCTGTTGCAGTAGTTGCTCGACCCGCGAGTCAACGGGGTCCGCTGCGCCCTTGCCGGCCAGGGCCGAGTCAAGTTCACGAATATCCACCCCGTAGTCGTTGATCAATTTAGCCATATAGGCAGCACGCTGAGCCTTCGGGGCCGTCGCCAACAGGTAGTCAGCCTTGAGCAACTCCCCTATGGCCGACATCGGTTCAATCCCGAAGGTTTGGATGCGGGCCAAGTAGGGGTTAACCATCTGCTGGAAGTTGTTAGCCAGCTGACGGGCGTGAGCTGTCTCCCCGAGGACGCGGGTGGTTTCGCGCTCCCGCTTCATGATCTCCTGTTGAATATCCGGGTCGATCTTCGCCCACTTCTCTCGAGAAGGTGCCCGCCAAGACTGCGGGGCCTTGTCTACCGGGTAGGACGCAGGAGTTTCAGGAGAGGGCGCGGGGGGAATCTCAGCCTTAGCCTTAGTTGGAGAAGCCTGAGAGGGCTGCTCTTCCTTTGGTTGCGGCGGCGCCGGTACGGGCGCAGCCGGGGGCGCTACGGGGGCAGGAACCTCATCCTTGATCTCCGTATCCGCCTGCTCTTGTTCGGCAAATGCCGCTTCAATTTGAGTGCGGCGGTCTACAACTTCGACTTCATCAGCCATTATATCTCCTGTACTGTTTGTCAACTTCCTGAATCATGACCCGCTTGCGGTGTTCCGCGTCGGATCGTCTTTGCTCAGGGGATCGAGTATCCCCAGTGCCCGGGAGTTGTGGCAACCCCTTGAGATCAGCGTTAGGTACAACGTCGTGTATCCGACAATGCTCGCGTAGCCCCGCCCGCCCGCTATACGTCTTGCCGTCTATGGGGGATACGAAGTCCGGCAAGTCTGGAAGAATTGTCGGGCCACGAGTAGCAGACGCCTCAGGCGTATTTGAGCCCTTGTAATACGACGGACCATTGTCGGGATAGACTATGGTGTACCTACTCATTTCTTACCTCCTGCTGGCTTGGGCTTCGGCTTAGCCGCCGCCTGCTGCTTCATCACTTCGGTCTTAACCTTGCCCTGCTCCTTGGTCTGCTCCATAGACAACTCGTGGTCCTCGTGAGCTTGTTCGGACTCCATAGCATGGGACTCGCGCTGCTGCTCGATGTCCATAGCGTGCTCTTGGGACCGGGCGTCCAACTCCATCTGAGTCTCGGCAGCGTGAGTTTGTTGATCCTGGGAGGCCTCGGCCTGCTTGAACTGCAGGTTCATCTGGTTCTCCTGGGCCTTCAGTTGCATCTCTTGTTCCTTGAACTTGAGTTCCATCTGCTTCATCTGAAGTTCCATTTCGCCCAGACGCTCCTTGAGTTGGAGCTCCTGCTGCCCTTTCTGCATGTCTAGGTTGGCCTTCTGCTCGTCGGCCTGCATCTTGCCCTGTATCTTCTTCTCCTCCAACTCCATCTTCTTCTCGTCTGGGTCGGGCTTGGGAGGTGGTGGCGGTTGCTTGCCGAGCGCGTCCAGTTCCTTGTCGAGCATGCCTTCGATCTCAGCGGAATTGCGGAAGCCTGCGACGGCCCACTTAAGCATACCGATCAGGAAGGTGGCCGAGGCGGGGATCGTAGTCATCATCGGCATAGCCTTCTCCAGGTAGCCGCCTACCGCCGTGAGGAACTCTATCCGATCAGCCTTCTCCATAGCGTAATCGGCCTGCGCGATGGAATCGGCAGTGACCTGAATACGCCATTCAAAGCCCTCGTCAGCGTGCAGCAGTGCCAAGGCGGGCTCGATCAGCTTGACGTTCTCAGCCCCAGTAGCAACTATGTTGCTGTTCTTGAGCAGGAACTCGTCATCGAAATGCTTTACCTGGATCTCGGCCTTGAGTCGGAGGAGGTCCCCTGCGAATCGGGCGACTTCATCTTGTCGCTTCTTGATCGCAATTGAGGCAAACTTGGACTTGATTTCCTGCGCCCCGAGCGTTTCACTGGCTTTGGAAGCGCCTCGAACAATGTCGCTGATCCCTGTGAGCTCATAAATCTGCGCCTTGATGAGGTCCCGGTTGGTGATAAGCTGGGTCAGAGCGTCGACCACAACGTCTAGGGGGAGCCAATCCACCTGCCCCTTCAGGCCCCCCTTCTCCGCGAACATCGCCCAGTTGTCTACCGGGATGAGCTGGTTGTCGAAGCCCTCGGTGAGCATTCTCGAGACGCCTGAGGCCGACTGGTCGTATACACCGACGACCTTACAGGCTTGGAGTAGCATACTGACCCGGTTATTGATTGTGTCCAGTTCTTGGTACTGGTCCTGAATCATGTAGTAGTCGGGCCGGGGAACAGTGTTGCTCGTAGTAATGTTGGCGAACATCGGGCGCGGGCAGGGCTCAAACCCTACCAGCTTCAGGGGATCAGGCTTGGTGTCCAGAATCTCCTTGTAGCCCTTGGAGAACCAGATGACCTCCTTCTTCTCCCTGTCCCATATCTCGTAGATACAGGCCTGCTTGATAGCCATATGCTTCGGCGTTGTCCCGGGGGTGGAGCCGTGATTGGGAGGGAGGGTGGGATTAAAATCCAAACTGACCGCCCCACCGATCTTCTTGCCGAATCGCTTCACCAGCGCATCGCGGCTCATGTAAGCCTTGCGGCCGACCCAGCGGCGCTCCTCCCAAGTGCGGCAGGGGGACCATATGAAGTCCTGCCAATACACGTAGTCTATACAGACGCGCTGGTCAATGATCTTCTTGAGCGGCTCGGGCGGCTTGTCCGTCGCGTCCCCCGGGTGAAACGTGTCCCCCATTGCCTCTTGATAGGGTACGTCCTCGGTGTCCGTTTCGAGCCGTAGCCAAGCAGCCGCGAGACCAGGAATGAGCCGGTCTTGGACGCAGGAGCGCATGGTAGAATCGAAAGCATCACGCGGGTCATCGAGGTCCTGCGTGATGCTGCGCTGGATAATCGTACCGGCCACCCGGGCAACATCATCGTCGTAGTCCTTGAAACGCCGTGAGACGCTAGGCTTCGGGAGTTGCGCATAAAGCGCAGACTCCATGATATTAGTATTCGCATAGTAGATGTTGAACCACTTGTTAGAGGAGTCCAGCATGTCCCGCTCGTCCAGGAAGCGCCGGTTGACTTTGCGGCCCCTGTTGTGAAAGTCTTTGAGCTCCAACTCGGCCTGCTTGATCTCCTCGTCCCACCGCTCGTAGGGGGTGAGCTTCTTGTCCTTGAGGGACTCGATGCTGGCGCTATTGTCACTCATGCGATTCTCCTATGGCCGCCGCGTTGGCGGTCCTCGCGGTCCTTGAACAGGGACGCGAGATTGTACGTGGAAGGTAGAGCGACCTGGGCGCGTTTGAGCCTGCGCTGGTTCATTTCAGGGGAAGCATCAGCAGTGATGAGCTGCCCGAACTTCGGGGCACATACTACCCCCATGTAGCCGAACGCGTCAGCGTAATCTGAGCACCAGTCGTGGAGCGGCTGCTCCTTAAACATGAGGTTATCATCGTCCCACTCGCGGCGGTACCCCTTGAGGGCCTCTAGCAGGTCCTCCCCGCCAGTCTCAGAGTCAATATGGACCCGGGGGAATATGCTGCGCGTGGCCGCGATCCGGTCCCGGACCTTGTGGTTGGGGACGATGGAGGGGCGGATGTCGTTGTGTAGAAACTGCTCCACGATCGACTTGCCCGTTTGGAGGTTTTTGGCTCGGGCGTCATGGGGGAGCCACACAGACCCTAGGTCAGCTTGACCTTGGAACTGTATAATGGCGTCGATGTGGTGGAAGATGTCTTTGCCGTTGGTGGCTTCGACGTTGACGACTCTGATGGTGCCGTCGGAGTGCTCTTGCCAGTAGATCGCCACGGTGGAGTCCGTGAAGCCCAGGTCAAATACAACATGAGTCGGGAGGTCGGGATCATATAGTGAGAGGGCTGGTCCGAGGTCGCTGGGGGCGTGATACCGGCCCTCCAAGAATAGTTGGTTGACTTCTTCTGCATATATGGCTCCTTTGAGCGCAGCGTCGAACGAGCACAAATACTCTTGGGCAAACTCCTCCGGGTCCATGTGTTTGCGCAGGTCCTCTAGCTCGGACAGGGGCATGAGCCCCGAGGAGTCAGCGCGCAGGGTAAGCAGGAAGTTGTCTAGCGGGGACCTGATGGCCTCTTTTACTTTGTCATGAAATAGGTTCTTACCTCGTGGGGTAGAGGCAAAGACGCCCCACCCAACTCTATCCGAAAGAGCGGGACGGATGACCTGGGAAAATACCGATGGCTTCCACAGCGCGTACTCGTCACCGACAAACCCGTCGAGGTACATACCCCGGAGTGAATCAGCGTTGTCTGCGCCCAGGCAATAGATGGTAGAGTTCGGGTGGAGTTTGATCTTGAGCTCGGACTCGCTAGGCTGGGCCGACCAATAGGGCTGGGAGTATTGCTTGAGGTAGTTCCACGCGATCCGTTTTGATTGTGTGAACGTGGGGCCGACATAGGCATATTGAGGGTCGGGGAGTGGAAGGGGCGTGCGGGCGGCTAATATGACGTCGTTGACTAGCGCGACGGTCTTGCCTGCGCGTCTGTGAGTGACTAGTGTGGCCCAGCGCTGCTCCCGATTATGGAACGGCAGGAATGCAGCGCGTGGGGTATAGTCAGCGTGGGACATCTTTCACCTTGATGTCCTCGGCATACTGGGCGGCCTCTTGGTACGCTAGCCGCCTTGCGCTGAGCCACTCCGGCCATACCTGGTTGGTGGTATGTGGCGAGGGGAGCACAGGGGTGATCGTGGGGCCGATCATACGTGCGTAGAGGTTGAAGAACTTGGTAGGGTTCTTGTCAGCCCAGACTGCGAGTCTTGGGAGGCCACCGATTGCCTCAAACGCGAGTTGAAAGGCCTCGGCGGACTTGACCTGAAGTGCGTCGGGGAGGAACACATGGTGTAGGCCCCTCTCGACAAGCTCTTTCATCTCAGGGCTGATTGAGGGGTCCTGTTGGAGTGCCGTTACAAGCTCGGACAGGTTCTGTTGCTGTTGGCTAGGGGTTGGCATGATACGCGGAGTATAACCGATTCAGAATGGAAAGTAAAGGGGCCCTCAGACACCTCGCTCTGAACCCAGATTTTTATGTGCTGCTAACCTCGCTTTGAAGGCCAATTTCTATGTGCTGCTAACTCTAGCTATCAGCATCCTCTACCCCCCACCCCCACCCGCCGCTTTGTGCGGGAAATGGCCGGACAATTTGTCCCGCAGTGTGGCGCAGGCAAAAGTACATACTATAGCCCAGGCAGCACCAATCCAGCCACCTAAGGCCAGGAAATGGCCTTAGTGGACGGCCAACGTATAGCCTCTAGGTGTGTACGCCCGGGGGCCAGCCAGGGTGGACCCCATCGGCGCCATACGTGGCCCCCGGCGTCCAGGGCCGGATGATAGCCGCAGGCTATCCACAGGCTAGCGCCAATAGCTCCTAGCTCCAGAGGAAAACCCGAGCGGTCTATACGAAACCCTCGTGCGCGTATACGATCCCGCGCGTAAAGTCTAATTATATTAAACTATTGGAACTATTGGAACTATAGCCACTGGATCCCGCCTAGCGCCAGACCTAGTTCCAAACCCCCGCTACTCTACGTCCAAAGCTATATCTATAGGGGCTAACCCTAATATAGCAACACGGTCTATAGAACCCAGCTCCTAATTCGGGAGCGGCCAATTATCCGGCCCTTAGGCACCAATCTGGCCCCCGTCCAGACTACCCCCTGGCTCCCTCGCCAATCGGTCCACTATCAAAGGCCAGGTTTCTAGCCAATCCTATGGGCCCCCTAGCCACAAACGCGAAAACCTGGGGCTACCCCTGGCCCCGAGCCGAGCCAGGCCTATACGGCCACCGAGGGCCCTCCCCGGCCCCCTCTTGGGAACTAGCCAGCCCCCTATATATAGGGGGCCCCACCGTTACTTATTATTACGTTTGTGCCCCCCGAAATTGGCCGAAACCCAAAAATCCGGGATATACTAGAGCCAGAGGAGAGGGGGTAGCGAAAACGCTAGAAAAACCCCCCTCCTCCCCTCCGGGATCGTCCGGTAGGGTCGGGCCCCCGGGCCTACGTCCTTTAAAAACTTAGATAAGGTAAGGTTATATAGGTCTAGCCCCTCCCCTACGGGAGGGGTTATCTAGGCCCCCTCTCCCGAGGGGGCCGAGTTAACCCTAAAGGACTACCTAAATGATTCTCGAATACGATCCCGAAAACCTGGCCGATTTTACCTCTATAGCCCTCGATATGGCCGTAGAATTTGACGCTATCTCGGACGAGTACGAAAATACTCCCCCCGGAGGCGTATCCCTCCGGCCCGATATTAGGAGGGACCTCCCGGCTTTCCTAGGCGCTATAGCTAACCTCCGGGCCGAGATAACTCGCCTAGAGGCGCTATACGTCGCGGTACTAGCCGAGTAGACCCCTACCCCCTCCCCTACGGGGGAGGGCTAACCTAGGCCCCCTCCCAGGGGGCCGAGTTTAGCCTTGAATTAACCTAAAGGACCTACTTATGGAAAAACGACCAATCCTCCGGCTTCCCAAGCGCGTAGCTAAGCCAACGCCGATCCCCTGCCTCCTCCTCCCCGTAATTCTCCCAGACGGTACCCCAACGGGGGAATACGTGGTGAAAGACCCTACGGGGGAAATATCCCTGCCCTACCCCTCCGCATCGGCGGCCAGGGCCGTCTGGGGGGATGTCTTCTAATTCCTATGCGCGAAACCCCCGGTATGGGGGCTTCCCATAACCCCTCTATTTTGGGGGGTTATGTGAAGTCCGGTATAATTCGGCTTCGTCCATTAACTTTGATTCTACAGGAAACCCTATGACCTCCCATACCGCCCAAAATCCCGCGATCATCAGCCACGCCGACCTCGCGGACATCCGGGCTAGCCTTTCCATCGCCAAGGATGGCCGTTCTTTCCGCGTTCTCGACGCGGAGGGGAACATCCTCGCCACGAAGTCCAAGAAGGCCGGGGCCGAGCAGTTCGTCCAGAACTACATCCCCGAATTTTCGATTCTCGCATCCGACCTCGCCCCCGAGGCCAACCCCGAGGCCCCGGCCTCTACCCCCACGGAGACCCCAGAAATGACCGAACCCACCGATACCCCCACGGACCTCCCCGTCATCCACGCTACGCTCGACGTCACGGACATCGTAGGGGACACCGTTTCCCCCGCGCCCACCGAGGGCGAGGCCCCCGAGCCAGCCCCCCTCTCCGAGGAGGAGCAAGCGGCAGCCGATAAGGCCGCCCAGCGCTCCCAGAAACTCCGGGACGCCATGGCCAAGGTTCTCGACGCGGTCAAGGCCGGGGAGTACGATCCCAACAAGAGCCACCCCTCCCTCCGCACCAAGAAGGGCCTCCTCCTCCAACTCGAAGGCCAGGACGAGCCAACCGACCTCCCCGCCGTTCTCCACCACCGCGCTATCTCCAGTTTCTCGGACAAGTCGCTCGTTGACGGCGTGATGCTCGGGGACCGCCACGTGGCCGCCGCCCGGACACGCGGTACCTGGGGAGGGATCAAAACCTCTTTCCTGTGGATCGAGGCCCCGGCCACCGACTTTCCCCCCTCGATGGTCGGCGCTACCTCCCGGGCCACCGTTACGTTCCACATCCTGATCGACAACGACGATTGGGATAACCTGGAAGGCGCGTGTGTCTCGATCCCGGCCAACGCTTACGAGGCCCCCGCGCCCAAGGTAGTGGCCGCGAAGTCGGCGGACAAGCCGACCCCCACGGACGATACGCCGACACCCGCAGAGCGCGAGCACGCCCAGGCTTAAGCCCTCCCCCTAGCCATCCTCCCCTCCGGGGGAGGGGGCTACAAGGAGGCCTCCGGCCCCCGACCCTAATCCAACCCTAAGGACAATTCGTGGCTACATACAAACCCCATCCCACCGCCATCGCCGTCGCCAAGCGTGTCTCTCAACGCGCGGCTCAGCCGAGCGACCAGGCCCTGGAGCTAGTCGATGCTCGCATCGCGGCCCTCGACAAGCTCAAGACGGTCATCGTCACCAACGAGTACAACCAGATCGCCAACGCGATCTTCGCCGTGGACCGTAGCACGGCCCAACACCCCTCCCTGGACGCGGAGTACAGCCGTGTAGCCTTCCACGTCTATATGTCCGGCCTCAAGCGGTGGGAGGACCCCAAGATGATCGACTTCATCAACGCGCTGACCGCCATCCGGCCCGACGCGATGGACCTTTCCGAGAACAAGGACTACTTCTCACGCGACTACAAGTTCACCTGGAAGTTTCGCGGGGGCCTCTCCATCGAGGTCAACCTCAACGCCTACGAAGACAAGGAGACATCCGAATGTCGCCGGGTCCAGATCGGCACCAAGACGGTAGAGCAGCCAGTCTACCGCTACGATTGCGTGGTCCCCGAGGGCGAAGTCCACGACAAGCTCCCGGCCCCCATCCTCGCAATCGACCTCTAGCCCTCCAAAACCCGGGGTATAATCCCCTACGGGCCCCCCTCCGGGGGGCCTACGCCCCCTAATCCTCACCCTTAAGGTCCCCTATGGCTATCTCGCATCTCGCCTCCTACGTTCGCCCGGCACCCTCGGCCCCCGTCACCGATCCCGACCGGGTTGTCCTCTCCCTAGAGCAGGCCACCTGGCTCCGCTCCAAGGCCCACCCCGGTGGCTCCGACTTCCTGCGATCCCTCGACGCCCAGTGGGTGGCCAAGGGCTACCTCTCCCCCAAGCAAGTCGCGTGTATCACGCGGGGGATGGACGAGGCCGAGGTCAAGGCCAACGCCCCGGCCCCCCTGACCGTCCCCGTAGCGCGCATCGAGGAGATTTTCTCATACGCGAAGTCCCGAGGCATCAAGCAACCCCAGATGCGGCTGGGCGTATACAAGCTCAGAACGGCCAGCGCGTTCTCGGCCAACGCCGGGGCCATCTACGTGACTCTCCAAGACACCTACCTGGGAAAGATCAAGGATGGCCGATGGATCCCTACGATCCCGGGCTTCATCCACTCCCAACCCCTGGCCGAGCTTCTCAAGGACCCTACCCTGGCGGCCATCGCCTACGGGGAGCGGACAGGTAATTGCGCCATCTGTGGCCGCCTCCTGACCGCCGAGGAGTCCATCCAGCGTACCATCGGCCCGATCTGCGCGGCCAACTACGGGCTGCTGTAATGACCACCTTCTGGACCATCGTAATCATCCTCCTAATCATCAACGCGCTCTAACATGCTCGAAACCCTCGTCAACCTGGCCTTCGCATACCTGGCCATCGTAATGCTCACCGCCATCTACCTCCTGACCCCCAAGACCAAGGCCCTATGACCCTCCACTCACTCTACTCCGACGAGGCCCAAGTGGGCCAAGTCACCAAGGCCCTCCTAGAGGCAGGCCGCAAGGTCTTCCAACTCTGGCTCCTCGACACCGACGAGGCCGAGCACTCCCGCTTGGTCCTCAAGGCGCTCCAACTCCCCATGCTCGCTGACGTCCTATCGCTCGGCTGCGGCGTGGGCGGTATGGAGTACCATTGGCACCACTACCGGCCCGACCTCAAGTTTGACCTTCTCAACGCGTCCAAGGCCCAGCTGGCCCTATGCGTCTGCCCGGGGCGGCGGATTCTCGGCCCAGCCGAGGGCTATGACCCCGAGTGTGCCCCGGACGTTACCCTGATCGCCTACGCGCTCGGCCACATGGAGGCTCGGGAGGTGCTGGAAGACGCCCTAGAATACACCGTGGGGCCCGTAGTGGTCCTCGATGCGTTCGATGGTACCCCCGCGTTCAACACGGCCTTTGAGTACAACTCTCCCAAGAACGATCTCATGCGCGAGCTAGGCTTCACACAAGTCCACCTAGCCCCCTGGGTGGTCAATCCTTACATGGTCGAGCTAGGGCTGGCCGGCCTAGTTCACCAATCCTCCCCTGGCCTTTGGATAAGCGAATGAAGATCATATTCCCCAACCGCGAGGACGCCGCCAAGGCCCACTTGGCCCTCCTCCAAGACCAAATGACCGTGGACATCGGGGTCCCCTATTGCGTGATGAGCGGTCACACTCGTGACGGGCGAGTGGCTCTGTTGATAGCCCCCCGGGGGCCAGACCCCTCCCCCCTCCTACGCCGCCAGTAACAAGACAGAAAGGCCCCCCGGATCGCTCCGGGGGGCCTTTTCCATAGGGTACCCCACAAAACCCCCGGAGGGGCTAGAATTTTGGAGGGATGATTAGGTTCTTGGCCGCTCTATCGGCCTCATCTCTGACCGCTAGCTTGTTCGACCGAATCTCGTCAAACTTGTGTTGGTCTACCACCCATACCGCTGCTTGCTTACCGTTCTTCCCATATCTCTCTGACCCGGTGCCCTTCCAGTCCCCGCGCTTGAGTATAGAGGCGAACGATGTGACTGGGAACCTGTCCTTGGCGTAGCCCTCCTCGGCAAACAATTCATACAGGGTCTCCATCCATAGGCATATGTAGCCAGCCGGGTCCTCGCGCAGCCGATTAAGTATGATGCGGGCGGTGCCTTCGGGGCCCCGGGAGGACCCCAAGATGGCCTCCTGCCTCGCGTGGTCGAGGGGATCGGGGCGCCAGGTACTATAGTTGACCTCATCGCCCTCGTACAGCCACTGGGCGAAGTCGGCCATAACCTCCGGGTCATCGAGCATCTTGTGAAGTGGGTCCCAATCCGCCTGGGGAACCTCAACGCGATTCTTGGCCTCCATGTAGATCAGCCGCCTGTCCTCCAGGCCGTCCGTGGGAACGTCCTCCAGGAAGTTAGTTGTGAACATCGCCCCCGCGTTATTCTCCACCCGATACGGGTCCATCCCCTTTGGCTCGATGGTAATGTACTCGTCCCCCGCTAGCCCCTTGATCGCGTTGAGGGCCGTCTGTCGCGACCCCTCTGGGTTGTACTCGTTGAGGATGATAAGCCGCTTGGCCTGGAGGATCGCGTTGAAGTTGCTACTCAGGTCCTTGCCCCGGGCCGAGGCCACATTGGCATCCCCGATAAGACGGTCAACTATCTTAGTGGACCAACCCTTCCCATGGCCCCGGCCCCCGTACATAACCAATAGCGTAGAGGGCTTGTTAGGGCTATACTTGAGGAACCTGAAGTAAGTGCGAAACCTGTATACGCCGTCATCCCCTAGCATATTGTGTAACTGGTTAATGACCGGATCGGCCTGACCTGTACGTTCCCCGGTCGGCCAGGCCCCACTTCTAACGTAGAGGTTGTAATACTCCCCGTCAGGCTTGTCTATAAACTCCTCGCCCAGGTAGCGGTAACAAGGGGCCTTGACCTCCCGGCGCACTGAGGGATCGTCCTGCCATAGCTTGAAAGCATAGGTGGTCTTAACGCTCTTGCCTATCAGTTCCTTGCGGTTAATCGTAGAGTACAATTGTTGAGCCTTCGTGAAGTCCCGAACTATCTTGTCCCTACGGTCTATGACCGCCACCGTAGCGGTACACAGAACGATCTTGTCTTGGATAGCCTCAATGAGGGGGTCGTCCAGACTACCCACGAATGGAGTAGCCGCGTTGATAACGTCTATGAGCTGATTAGGGTCGGCCCTGACGCGCAAGAAGTCGTCGGGGCCCCAGTCAGGCTCATCGTACTCTAGCTTGGAGGGCCGGGGGAGCTCAGCAATGAACACCTCCTTGCATCCTAACACATTGCGCAGCTTAAAGGCCAGGGAGTGCCTGGCCTTGTTTACGTCTGCCTTGTGGGTATTAGAATCGAACAGGATGACGTTCTTGAACCGACTAAAGTCCACGCCTGTATCGACGTAGGTCAGTTCCACTCCCATCTTGCTACTAGCCCAGCCCCATACGCCATTGAGGCCGACGCAGGGATTCTCGGGGAGCCACTTATGTACGACCTTCGCCTTGATCAGGGACTCTACGTGTAGCACTACGGTCCCGTCAGGGAGGGAGGCCCAATCCTTGCCGCCCCCGATAGGTTCAAAGTGTAGTACCGGGGGGCGACCACTAGGGGAGATTGCTTTGGGCGGGGGCGTTTCGCCTCGCCACATCTTGACCGGCCCTAGGAACCTGACCAACTCGTAGGGGTCCTTGTTCTTGTAGTAGGGGGTGCCGTCGGGTCGCAAGTATCGAAAGAACACATACGGTCGGCCCGCGCTGACGTTGGCGTAGCCCCGTTCTCGTAACACCGCCGGGTCCCGCATAGGGACGAGACCCAGGGGGAAGTCACTAGGTTCTAGTATGCGTTTGTTAAGGTATTCGTCAAGTAGCTGTACATCTTCTGTCTGGGATATCAACCCTCGGGAGAAGGGTGACGCTGGGATGGCCATAAACGTCCTCGCTTTGTCTAAAGCCGGGTTATAATTACCCGGAGTATTGGATTCCTCAGTTCCGTCCTCTCAACTTAGCAGTTGCCTCTGAAAAGTTGATCTTCCAAACCACCCCCTCGGGGGTGGTTCTTTTTGGGGTCGGGGACTCCTAGTATAGCCCGATTTTTGGGGGTATACTAGGGCTTTCACGGAGTATGCTATGGACTTACAATACGAGGGGAGAGTGATCCCCATCCACTTCTACGCAATGCCACGGGTCGGCAAGCCACTGACTATTCAAGTCAACGGCGAAACCTGCGAGGCCAAGACCACCAAGTGGCAGGAGTTCCGAAACACGTACTGGCTCTACAAGAACGTAGCCATGTATGTACGCGAGCATCTGCCCGAGGGGGCCGAATGCCGCATCCAAGACCTGCCTGACGGATTTGGTGCGCCGGAGAAACCCGCGCATCGCAAGAGCTACTACAAGCCAAAGCCAAAAGAGCAGCAGCCCGCCTAATATAGCCAAAAAGTAGGCTATAATCGACCTAGGCCCCGTAGGGTCTGGACTAGCACCCCCAGGTGCTCGTGGAACCTCCCGCCGTCCTCCCCGGCGGGGGGCCCACGTTAAACCCCTTCCTCACTTCATTACTAGGACACTATGGACACGAAAGCAATTCTCAAGGCCCTCTTCGACAAGCGTACCGAGCGCCTCAAGCTCACCGCTAGGGCCGCCATCCTCGAACAAGAGGAAAAGAACCTCACCGCAGAACTAGCCGCCGCCAACGTCAAGGCTGGCGTGTACGGCAAGTTCGCCCTGTTCTCCAAGTCCAAGGACGTACCGAAGTGCGACGATTGGTCGGCCTTCCACCGCTACGTCATCGCCCAGAACGCTCCTGAGCTGCTCCACAAGCGCCTGACCGAGTCGGCCATCATGGAGCGTATCGAAGCCGGTGAGATCATCCCCGGCATTTCCACCGACACCAAGACCGCCTACACCGTGAAGGAAGTGTGATGAACAAACCCGTCAACCCCGGCCTCGACAAGATCACCCCCCTGCCCCCCACCAAAGGAGTTCCCCCCATGCCTACCCCGCCCAAGTCCGACTCGGACAAGGCTTTCGATCAGCCCCATCACGGGCATCCCCCCGAGGACGAGCCCAAGAAACCGGGTACGTCCATTGTCAACTGGAAGGACCGGATGGCCGTCCTGACGAAGCAGACCAAGCTAGCCGAGAAGCCCAGCGGCGGCTTCATCAGCTTCAAGGGGGGTCGAATGACTATCGGGGACGAGTTGGTCCCAGGCGACAAGCTCCGTTGCATCATCGTGGACTACCGCAAGGACTATGAGTTCTACGACAAGCCGTACAACGCGAACACCCCCGCCACGCCGGTCTGCTATGCGATCGTTCGCCCCCACGAGGTCCTGACTCCCTGGACCTACGATGCGGTGGAAGACACCTGGAAGACCGAGGCGCCCAACCCTCAGATCGACGCCGGTCAGGTCTGCGAGGATTGCCCGATGTTCCAGTGGGGCAGCGACCTCAAGGGTGGTAAGGGCAAGGCCTGTAAGACCTCCCGCCGCCTCCATGTCTTCGCCGCCGACGACTGTACCAACCCCGCTGACGTGGCGCGGGCCTCGTACATGACGATGATCCCGCCCGCGACGAGTGTCGACAACTTCCAGAAGATGGCGAACCAGATCGTCAACGTCCTCGACACTCCCATCTTCGGAGCCGTGGTCGAGATCAGCGTCACGCCCCACGACCGCTTCCTGTTCATGGTCCACTTCAAGATCATCGAGCAGATCAAGGACGAGGGGCTGATGATGGCCCTCCTGACGCGCCACGAGACCATCAGCGCGAAGCCGGTCAACATGCCGAAGCCCGACGCCGAGGATGCCGAAAAGCTCGCCCGGGGCGCTGCTACCCCTAGCAAGAAGTTCTAGTTCAGAGCCGCCAAAACGGCCCCCGTTCCAAAGTATAATTAGGAACGGGGGCCGTCCCCGTTAACCCAACCCTAGGATTGTATGAGCGAAACCACCGACTCCAAAGTCACCCGTCAATTCCTGACGATGCGCGAGAACCTCGACCTGGCCAATCTGATGATCGCGGAGTACACCTCCAGCGGCCTCCCGGACACGGAGTTCGCCACCTACGCGATGACGAAGATCAAGCTGCGCGAGGGGATCGTTATCAAGGACCACACGATCAAGATGCGCCGGGATCAATACGAGATTCCGTCCAACCAAACGAAGTATAGCCCCCGCGCCACCGAAGCGGACACGGCTATGCTGCTGGCCCACGACCTTCACATCAAGGAACTGGAAGAACGAATCAACAAGCTCGAAACCTGGATCAACGCGACGTTCCCGGCCAAGGGCCCCAGGAAGGTCATTTAATGGACGAGCCCGATGTTTTCATCGTTGAATGGGGAACCATTCTCCGTGACCTACAGCGGGCCCGACCGGATGTCCCCAAGACACTGGTCGAGTCCCCTGTGAAGGTAGCCTACGGGGAGGGGTACGCAATGTCTAACCCCCGCTCCGTGGCCATCGTCGCCGCGCAGAAGTTCGCGGCTGACTTCGACTTACCCAAGGGTAAGAACTCCACCGTACTTCCCACCCTGGTAAAGGACAGGTTCTGGGACTACATCGCAACGGCACTAGCAGACGCGGTCATCATTTGGGACCGCGAAATTAACGACAACGTGTTCGACTGGGCACAAGGTAACAACGAGGAATGATATGAACGGTATTCACGTAATTGATCTGAGCAAGACCGGCGACATCGAGAAGGCAATCGAGGCCGCTATCAACCAACTCCTGGGGGGCGACATCGAGCGGCCCCTGCGCGACAAGGACCAGGAGAAGATGCGCACCGTCCTTCTGGACCAAGGCAACGAGCTGAACGACAAGGTGGAGTTCCTCAAGCGACTCCTCAATCTGACCGCCGACCTGATCGACCTCATCAACGAGGACCACACCAAGGAGGACGGCCTGCCCTTCATCGAGAATCGACAGAAGCAGGCGGCGGTCACCAAGAAGATGATCGCCGTGATGGAGTCCATGCGTAAGGCCGAGCCGAATGGCGCAGCCGGTCGTTGACTTTGAGACCAAGCCGATCATTTTCGGCTCTGGGCTAGCCCCGGCCCCGGTAGGTGTATCTATATACCTACCGGGGCAGAGGAACATCTACTATGGCTGGGGCCATCCCGGTCATAACCCCCATACTTATGAACAGGGCCGTAAGGCCCTGTCTGCCGTCTGGGACCACAAGCCGTTATTCCATAACTGCAAGTTCGACGTAGGGGTGGCGGTAGAGCATATGGGGCTACCCTGGCCGGATCGCTACGATGATACGATGTTCATGTTGTATCTGATGCATCCCCTAGCCGACAAGTTGTCCCTTAAGCCGTCAGCCGAACGCCTCCTGGGGCTACCCCCCGACGAGCAGCAGGCCGTCTACCGCTGGCTTAAGTCCCACTTTAAGGGGCCGTTCGTCAACGGTGAGAAGGAGATCACTGAGACCAACTTCGGGGGCTACATTGGTTACGCCCCCTACGAAATAGTTGCCCCCTACGCAGAGGGGGACACATTCCGTACCAACGGCCTGTCCGAGCTACTTATGCCCCAACTGGAGGTATCGGGGCAGATGCCCGCCTACGAGCGGGAGCTCAAGATAGCCAAGATAGCCTACCACATGGAGTTCGTGGGGGTCAAGGTGAACCGGGAGGCCCTGGAGCGGGACTTCGACAAGTACCAGAAGATACAGACGGCCCAAGAGGAGGTTATCCAAGGCTATCTGGGGGACGTAGATTGTTCAAAGCCCCGGCAGATCGCCGCCGCCCTGGAGGCTAGCCCCTACGCTAAGCCCCTCAGGAAAACCCCTACGGGGCTGCTATCCACAGCCAAGGACGCCTTGGAGGAGGCGGTGACCGAGCCGGGCCTACTCAAGGCCCTCCGCTACCGGGGGACCCTCCATACCCTGACTAGCAACTTCTACAAGAACTGGATCAACTTTAGCGAAAGGGATGGGAATGTTCACCCCTCATGGAACCAAGTACGCTCGGATAAGGGCGGCGCGCGCACCGGCCGGTTTAGCTGTAGTGAACCCAATTTCCAGAACGTGCCGACGGAATTTGACGATAGCGTACTTGAGGGGCTCGACATACCGTTTATGCGGCAGTACATCCTCCCCGATGAAGGGGAGATCATTGTGCCTGCTGACTACAACGGGCAGGAAATGCGTATCATGGCTCACTATGCCGAGGGGCGGGCCATGGAGATTTACCAAACCGACCCCACCGCAGACTTCCACGCCGTTGCCTCAGCCCTTATCCTACAATATACCGGGCTACAGGTCCCCCGGAAGATGTGTAAGATTGTGGGCTTCTCTCTACTCTATGGGTCGGGCGTTACGAAGCTGGCTCAACAACTGGGGGTAGACTATAACACGGCAGCTCAAATCAAGAAAGCCTACTTCAAGGCGATCCCCGGTCTCCAAGCGTTCGTTGATCAGTTCGACACGCGTACCCAGGTCAAGACCTGGGGCGGGCGTGTGCTCCCGGTGGAAGAGCCGAAGCTGTTCAAGGGGTCCTGGTGGACGTTTAACTACAAGCTATGTAACTATCTCATTCAAGGTAGCGCGGCGGATCAAACCAAGGAAGCCATCGTGCGGTACGACGAGTACAAGCACCACGGGAACCTCCTGATGACCGTCCACGACGAGCTAGTGATCACGGTTCCCCGGGAGCACCTCAAGACTGAGGTGACGATCCTCCGCGCCGCGATGGAAGATCAGCCGGGATGGGATGTACCGTTCCGCTCGGAAGTGAAGTTTGGCGAGGATTGGCATAACCTGGAGAAGTACATAGAAGTAAACCAGGCTGGGAGGGATAGCCGAGGGATGGGAAGACAAATGGAAGAATTTAGTTCAAGTTCTAGGGACGGACCACTACATATGAGAGGTAAATAATGAACCGGCCTACTAGACACTCTTACTCCTCTATCTCCACCTACAAGGAGTGCCCCCGGGAATACTACTACAGCTATGTACTCAAGCTGCCGTCGCCCCCGAGCGCGCCCATGATGAGGGGGACCCGGCTACACAAGCTATGCGAGGACTATATGGGGGACCCTAACAAGGTCAGCCCGGTCCCCTATGATGTAAAGAAGATAGGGCTGAAGCTCCACCACTTCCGTACCCTGGGGGCCTCCCCCGAGGCGACCTGGTTGGTGGACGAGAACTGGGAGCCTACGACCGACCAAAGCAAGGCCCGCGTCAAAGCCATCGTTGACGTTCACTACGTACAAGAGAAAGTGCTCTATTGCTATGACTACAAATCTGGACGACAATATCCTTCCCATTACGATCAACTTAATCTTTACGGTGTCCTCGGACTTATCATCTACCCCGACGCAAGACGTGTTGAGACAGGCGCTATCTACATTGATAGCGGCAATACCGGCGCAACCGATTCCATGCTACGTGAAATGCTGGAGCACAGCCGTAAGCGGTGGGACGGGGACATTGTCCGAATGGAACGCGATACAAGACTTGATCCAACTCCTGGAGACCACTGCAAACGCTGTACTTACTCTAAGTTCAACGGAGGCCCCTGCGAATCCGCCGCTTCCAAATAGCCCCCCGATCTAACCAAAAAGAGGTATAATCTATTTTGGAAAGCCAGATTCAGCGCAAAGTGGTGGAGTTCGCGCGCCACCGGGGCGTAATAGCCAGAAAGCTGAGTTTTGGGGAGGGCTGGCCCGACTACATGTTCTTGTGGAAGGGCCGAATCCTCTTCATCGAGTTCAAGCGGCCCGGGGAGCGACCTGGGCCCCTACAGGTCTACGTTATTGACCTGATTAGGAAGCAAGGATTTGAGGTGATCTGGGTAGACAATTTAATCGACGGTCGAAAGGCCATTAGGAGATTCGTAGGTGAACCCGATAGTAGTTGACAACTGGAGAGACTTCTCTCGCATCATGATAGAGACCAAGGACCTGGACCCGACCTATCCTGTCCTGCGCGCTCTATTTGACCTCCACGACAGCGAGTGGAACGGTCGATTCATCCTCCACTACATGTGGTTCTATAACCTCCGGGACGCTTACAACGTCGCCGGTAGCACCACCGAGAGGACCTTCTGGGATAAGTGCCGCGTTGACGGGGCCGCAGACTTGGTTAAGCGCCGGGGGGCCCGTAGGCACTTCCGGGGCGCGGTAGCCTCCAAGGCCATCGAACTGATGTCCGGTAAGGGTCTGACCCCCGCGCAGATCGTAGCCGATATGCACAAGGAGCACTACCCGGCTATGGTAAAGCATATCCGCAACCGCTACGAGGGCTGCCAATTGGGCCCCTACTATATCTGGAAGCTGATGGATTGGTACGACATCTGCCTCGATTGGCCGGTCACGATGTCTATCGAGGACGCGATCAAGTATATGCCTGACGTGCCTAAGCAGGCGGCTGCGGACTTCTTCCCCTACAACGACCTCCGGGATACCATCAGGATCGTCCTCGACCACGTATCTCAGTTCGACCACCCGGTCAAGGTCGGGGAGAAGTGCGGCCTGGGCGAGGTCGAAACGGTCATCTGTACCCTCAAGGGCTACCTGAAGACCAAGGCCCACTGGATCGGGGAGGACATAGCCGACGCTTGGAACCTCCTGGGGGACCTGCCCCAAAACATCACCGAGCATATACCTGCCCGGATACCTCAAGGCCTGTACGTTCGCGGGGAGTATCGCCATGTCGCGTGATTGGATGCCGAAAGACTACCAGGAAAAGGCTATTGGGTTCGCCCTAGCGCGGGCGGGCTGCGGGCTTATGCTCGACCCCGGCCTGGGAAAGACCTCTATCACCCTCGCCTGTATCTCTATCCTCGTGGCCGAGAAAGAGATCAGGAAGACACTTGTGGTCGCCCCCCTCCGGGTTTGCCACACCGTCTGGCCCAACGAGGGCAAGAAGTGGAACGACTTCAACCATCTGAAGATCGCCAATCTCTGTAACCAGCCCGAGGCCGAGCGCAAGAGGCTGATAGCCGCCCCCAACGATGTCTACCTCATCAACCCGGAAAGCCTGGTCAAAATCCTTCCTCTCCTCACCCGGGACTTTGACCTGCTCGTATTGGACGAGAGTACGAAGTTCAAGGACACTACGACTCAGCGCTTTAAGGCGCTCAAGAAGGTCCTGTTCGGCTTTAAGCGCCGTATGATCCTAACGGGTACGCCTGTGCCTAACGGGGTAGCCGACCTCTTTGGGCAGATGTTCGTCGTGGACTTCGGGGAGTCGCTAGGGAAGTACATTACCCACTTCCGTAACGAGTTCATGCATCAGGTCCCGGGGAACCTCTACGAGTACCACCTTAACCGGGGGGCCGAGGACATCATCTATAAGCGGGTAGCCGATAAGCTCCTGCGTATGGACGCCCGCGATCATCTAGATATGCCCGAACTAGTCAACAACTTCATCGGGGTCGAGCTTCCGCCTCACCTCAGGAAGCAATACAAAGAGTTGGAAGACAACTTCGTCACCAAGATGAACGACAACGAGTCGGTCGCGGTGTTTAACGCGGCCGCAGTCGGTGTTAAGCTCCGCCAGATGGCTAACGGGTTTATCTATACCGACATCGAGACAGATCGCAGGACGATAGACCTCCACGACGAGAAGATTGACGCCCTAGAGGAGTTGATCGAGGAAATGCAGGGCCGACCCCTCCTGGTCGCCTACGAGTTCCAGGCCGACGCCGACCGGATACTCAAGAGGCTCCCCGAGGCCATCGACCTGGGTAAGGTCAAGAACCCCCAGATCACCATCGACCGATTCAACAACGGCCAAATCCCGGTACTCCTGGCCCACCCGGCTAGCGCGGGCCACGGCCTGAACCTCCAGGAGGCTTGCTCTACCGTCTGCTGGTTCGGCATCACGTGGAACCTAGAGCACTACCAGCAGCTTATCGCCCGCGTCTGGCGTCAAGGTCAGATCGCGCCCATTGTAATGGTCCACCACATTGGTACTAAGGACACCAAGGACGAAGATGTAATGAAAGCCCTGGAGTACAAGGATCGTACCCAGACGAGATTTAACGACGCACTTAAAGCCAGGAGGGCTTAATGACCATTTTGAAGATACATGGCTGCTCGGGGGCGGGTAAAACCACCTTTGCCCGCTCCCTGATCGAAGCCGCCGCGACCATCGATCCTCTACACGAGATCAACAACAAGCGCAAGACCGTGGGCTACCGCCTCGACCTGCTGGAGCTAGACAACCCTGTCTTCCTCCTGGGGAGCTACGAGAACGCTTGCGGGGGTGTCGATACGGTCGGCACCGCCCAAGAGGTCATGGAGATGATTGACCGCTACGCCAAGGAGGGCCACGTGGTACACGAGGGCCTTCTCCAGAGCACCTACTACGGGGCGATGGGGGAGCACTCCAAGAAGTACGGGGGCGACTACATCTATGCCTTCCTGGATACCCCGATCAACGTCTGCCTGGACCGGGTAGTGGAGCGCCGCGCTACCAACGAGAGCAAGAACAAGTTCAACCCACAACTGACGAGAAACAAATGGACCACGATCAATCGACTCCGCGACAGGCTGCTCCTGGAGAAGGAGCACAAGGTAGCTATCCTCAACTACGAGAAGCTGCCCCTAGCCCAGCTCCTACAGCTTTTGGAGCCCCGATGACTATCGGCTCCACCCCTATGTCCGGGGCAGGGTACAACCGTATCCGGGGGGCCCAGCTGGAGCTAGACCGCATCATGGAAGAGGAGTTGGTTAAGTCTGGCTGGTCGAAAGGCTGGCGCAAGAAGAACAACCTCACCTTCTGGATCAAGCCCTTCCCCAAGGAAGGAATTGTAACCGCGACCTCTCTTGAGGACGCCCTCAAATGGGAATACGAGCTATGAGCAACAATGAACTGATGGTCGCCCTCCTCATCGTGGTGGGTATCCCCTGCGTCACTATCGTCACGGTGGCTTGGCTCTTCGTCAAGGGGATGAAGAAGGACCTCAAATGACTCCCCACGAAGCCGACCTGTATCACTGGATACGGGAGCGGGAAAGCGTGCGGATTAAGCGGGAGGAGGAACGCCGACCCCCGCCGTGGACTACGGACCAGATAATCCGAACGACCCGCTTCTGTAACATCCGCCGGGAGGACGACAAGGTCACTCGGTGGATCAAGGACAATTGGCGGGACCCCTACCGACACCACGAGAACCTGGCCTTCTCTATGTGTGTCGCCCGTACCGTCAATTGGCCCCTTACCCTGGGGTCCCTGGGCTTCCCCGAGGTCTGGTCCCACGACAGGTTCGTTCAACAGATGGACGCCTTGTCGGAGAACGGGTTCAAGATATGGACCGGGGCCTATATGGTCACCGGGGGGTTCTCCAAGGGCGGGGAGACCAAGCAGGAGATCATCGCCCGGGTCCTTGACGACGCCTTCCACCACTGTAGGACGATCCGAAAGAGCATGAAGCTAGAGGACGCCTGCCGGATCATCCAGTGCTCCCGGGGCCTGGGGAGCTTCCTAGCCGCCCAGGTCATAGCCGACCTCAAGTACACCCCTCTGCTTGAATACGCCGACGACTGGTGGACCTTCTGCTCACCGGGGCCCGGCTCTAGCCGGGGGCTGAACTACCTCCACGGTAGACCTCCGGGCCAATCCATTAACGCTACTCAATTCTCTAAGGAGGTCAACGAAATAAGGGTATTGATCAGTCATAACACCGGGTACGACCTGACCGCCCACGACACTCAGAACTGTCTGTGCGAGTTCAGCAAGTATGTTCGGATCAAGTATTACAAAGGCAGGGCGAAAGCCCAATACAAGGAACCATCATGATGCATATTCAGGCAAGGAACGTCAACCAGATGTTCCCCGAGGCGATGTGGCGAGTACAAATGGAGGGGGCCGAGGGTCCCTCCAGGAACGGGAGGGTCATGGCGCTCCCTTTCCCCGCCATATTGGAGTACTCCAACCCCGCCGAGCGGGTCCTGTTCGATGAGACGAGGGACGCCAACCCGTTCTTCCACCTGTTCGAGTCGATCTGGATGCTATCGGGGAGCAACGAGGTCGCCCTGCCGGCCCGGTACGCCAAGCAGATACGGGAGTACAGCGACGACGGCGTGACCCTTCACGGGGCCTACGGCCACCGGTGGAGGCTCCACTTCGGGGTCGATCAGATCGAGCAGGTTATCTCCATGCTCAGGCGGGACCCGGATACGCGCCGTGCGGTTATCGGTATGTGGGACCCCCACAGCGACCTGGATCGGGCCGGCAAGGACCTCCCTTGTAATACCCACATCTACTTCGACATCAATGCTCCATTCCTCAATATGACGGTGTGTAACCGAAGCAACGACCTGGTGTGGGGGGCCTGCGGGGCGAACGCCGTCCATATGTCCTTCCTCCACGAGTACATCGCTCGGGCGGCGGGATACCTACAGGGGACCTACTACCAGTTCACTAACAATCTCCACGTGTACGAGAAGCATTGGCCCCTATTCGACCTGGGGGTGATCTCCGACCGGGACACCGAGCCCTACTCTCAACGCCGGGTCCTCCCGGTGGCCTTGTTCGAGAACCCAGACGATCGTCACAACTTCGATGCTGATTGCCGGTACTTCACCGACCAATCCTACGATGTACGAACTGCCTACTTCGCCGGGGTGGTAATGCCCCTCCGTAAGGCCTGGGACGCTCACAAGAGCGGGGACTCTATGTGGGCCCTCCAGTACGTACAAGACTGCCTCGCCACCGATTGGCGCCTTGCTTGCAAGGAGTGGTTAGAGCGCAGGGCAAAGGTCTAGGAGGCGCGATCCTAATTTTGTGGGGTACCCTACCGGGTCCCCGCTAGAGGGCCCGCCCGCCTCGATTCTGTCTTGTTCCCGGGGGCCTATAGTCGGCCCCCTCCCTCCCCTAAATCGGGTATACTCTGAATTATGAACTTCAAAACGCTATACAACGCGGGGGCCGTGCGACGGTACCATACGCAGAACCTACTCAAGGATCAGGACCTAGCCGCCCACTCGTGGGGGGTAGCCCTAATCATCCGCGAGATCATGCCGGGGAACCTCCACCTGGTCGAGGCCGCGCTGACTCACGACCTGGCCGAGTCGATAACGGGGGACATCCCCTATACCGGCAAGAAGAAGTATCCCAAGCTAAAGCAAACCACGCTAGAGGCCGAGCGGGAGTTTGCTATGATCAATGGGACCCCCCTAAGCCTGACGCCTATCGAGTTGAAGTGTCTGGCCTGGGCGGATATGTTCGAGTGTTACCTGTACTCGATGAGAGAAGTCGATATGGGGAACAATCTGATGCGGTACGTGGTCGAAACCGCTAGGGAGGCCCTGGTTGCGATGGGGCCCCCGACCAAAGAGGCCGATAAACTGTTTAAGGAATACCGTGGCTGAAGAACAAGGTGCGCACTACAAGACTGTTCCCGGGGAGCAGCATCACGAGCGGGCGATCCGCTTGAACCTCAACTGGTACCAAGGCAATATCACGAAGTATGCCGAGCGGGCCCCGCATAAGGGCCAACTCGTGGAGGACCTAATCAAGGTACTCGACTACACCTGTATGTGGCTCGCTACGGAGAACCTGCGTCAGGATCAGCACGACCGGATCAACCGCGTCCTATCCAAACTGGACGACAACGGAACTGAACCCGGCCCCGGCTACACTAACCAAAAATAGTCTAGACGGCGCCAAAAATTCGAGTAAGATACGGTTACGCCGAAAGTAATCCAAAACCTAAAGGACCCTATGAAAGTCACCCTGCCGCGAGGCCACAATTCCACCACCGCCCGATTCGGGCGAGTGTCGAGGGGAGTCGATTACGCCTACGCAGGCTATAAGCCCGCCCCCATTCAGGTCCGTCCCTCGCTGGGCGGTTTCCTTGTCCTTTGCATCACGGTGGCCCTGTTCGCCATCGCGATCAAGTATTGAACCACTCCGAGGGAGAGGTTGATCTGGCCCGGCAGTTTCCGGGATACACGTGTAAGAGGAATCGCATCATGAAGAAGTCACTCATCGCCCTGGCCCTGCTGGCCGCCACTTCCGCCTTCGCTCTGGACATCGGAGCTGGCGTTGCCGGCGCCACCGGTACGAGCGCAACGGGCGGTAGCGCAGCCGCTGGTGGTCAACAAAGCTCGGCCCTGTTCGGCGTTTCCGGCGGCACCCAAACCGCTGCCTCCACCGGCATTTCGGGCAACCTGACCTCGGTCAACTCCACCGGCGGCACGACCGTCAGCGAGCACCAAGACGCTGCCGGCGCCACCCAAACCGGTGGTTCCCTGGGCTTCGCTCAGCAAAGCGGCTCCTCGGTGGCCGGCTCGACCTCCACCGCTTCGGGCAGCTTCGGCCTCCTGAAGGGCTTCGTCTTCATCAACCCCTAATCCGGGGGCCTGACGGCACCTAAGCCCCGCCGAGCTACAAGCCTGGCGGGGCTTTCTCTTAACCAATCGAGGAATCCATGAAACACACTCTCATCGTCCTAGCCCTGATGGCCGCGTTCAGCGCCCAGGCGCAGGAATCTACTTCTCAGTCGGGGAGCCAGTCGGGCTCCACGAGCAACTCGGGGGCCGGGGCCGTCGCCGTGGGGAACACGAACGACGCCACGGCTCAGTCCCAATCCGGCTCTCAGTCGGGGGCCACCGCTTCTACCCAGTCGGGGGCCCTCGGCAACGTGGTGGTTATCGACCAATCGGGCCCCACGTCGCAGACGGTCAATGCCAACTCTACGTCTACCTACAACGGGAAGATCGAGAACATCCAGTCGGGGACCTCGACCAACAACACCAACGTTCACTACAGCGGAACCCAGACGCTCAAGAACGTCCCGGGCATCGCGATGTCTGGACCCGCCTCCGGCCCCTGTACCGGCGCGTCGGGTGGACTGGGACTCGCTGGTCCTGGCTGGGGACTGGGTCTTAATGGGGCCAAGGTCGAACCCTCCTGCGTAGTCCGCGAGAACGTCCGCGTGATCGGCATGGCGATGCAATCGCTCGACGGCAACGCCTATCCCCAGGAGAAGGGTGAACTGATGCTCCTGATGATGGACGCTGTCCGTGGCCTCGGCGCCATGAACTCCGCGATCATCGGGGAACATGTGAAGGCTCCCAAGTGAGCGGCCTGACCTTCGGCCAGAAGGCCGCAGGGGTGTCCTTCAACCCCAGCAACAACTCCCAGGTCGATGCGATCAAGGGGAAGTTCGCGGACATCATCGACCTCCTGAACGACATCCGTAGCAAGGCGCAAGGCTCGGACGAAACCCGCATGCTCTCGATCGCAATCACCGAGGCTCAGACCGCTCAGATGTGGGCAGTCAAGGCCGTAACATGGGATCACAAATGAAACACCTGGCCCTCCTTGGGGGCCTCCTGGTAGCCTTCGGCGCCAACGCCGGGGGCTTCACGGATGAGCCTACCTGCTACTCGTGGAACGGGGGTCACAAGTCCTCCGGGTCCTTCTCCAAGTGCCAACCCGAGCTTCAAGCCTGGGTTAAACCAGCGCCTCCGCCCCCTGTAGCCTACTCGGCTCCAGTGACGGCCCCGGCGGTGGTACACCAGTCGCCTATCATGATGCCCCAGTCGCATCCGAAGCCGATCCCCCTGAAGCCGAAGCACAAGCCGAAGCCGAAGTATCACCACCCCAAGAAAGGATGCTAATCATGGGTAAGAAAAAACCCCCGAAGCCCCCACCGAAGAAGTAAACAAGGCCCCGCAAGGGGCCTTTTCTATGTGATGAGAATCGCCCGTTTCTTAGCGTGGACCGTATACATGAAGGAGGTATCGGGGGCCTCCGTCACCGACAGGTTGGCGAACGAGATAGGGTCCGCCACCGTCCCCGTAGCGGCTAGGGTGTCGGGGGCTTCCGTGACCGTTAGGCCCCCGGTAGACCCCTCAAGTACAGAGGCGGTGCTAGCTAGGGTATCCCCCGCCTCTTGTATAGATAGGTTAGCTAGCCCCGCCACCTTAACTATAGATGAGAGGCTGTCGTCTAGCTCCTGTTTGCTCAAGTTCCCGGTCGCCGGGACCGTTGCGGAAGAGGCTAGAGAATCCGCTGCTTCGGTTCGCGCTAGGGTAGCCCCCGCGATCCCCGCCGCCGAGGCCGCCAGCCCATCGGGAGCTTCTGTCCGGGTAAGGGTCGCCCCAATAGTAGCGGTGGCCGACGCAACTATAGTATCGGGGGCCTCTGTCCTGAAGAAGTCCGCGATCGCAGCCGGTGACCCCGCCGCCGAGGCTACCTGATCAGGGGCCTCCTGTACCGTCAGGCTAGCGTTGATAACCGGGAAGGGGAGTACCAGGGCCGTAGCCGATATGGTATCTGGGGCTTCAGTGCTTGTGAGGGCCCCCGTAGCGGGCGACGATACGGACGCAGCGAGGGTATTCGGGGCCTCTGCTACTCCCAGGTTAGCCGTGGACGGGGACGAGGCCGTGGCCGAGATAGCGTCTGGGGCCTCCGTTCGGGTCAGGTTAGCCGTTATCCCCGACGAGGCCGTGGCTACAATCGTATCAGGGGCCTCAGACCTGGTGAAGGTCGCCCCTGCGACGGACCCCGCCGTGGCCGAGATAGTGTTGGGGGCCTCCGTCAGAGTCAGGTTAGCCGTAGCCGGTGGGATCGCCGCTACGGTGACGGTAGAGGCTACCGTGTCCGGGGCCTCCGTGACGGACAGGTCAGCCGTAGACGTAGCCAGGGCCTCTACCGTAACGGTGGACGAGATAGCGTCCGCAGCCTCCTGGACGGCCAGATTGCCTAGGCTAGTAACGGCGGCATTAGCGGCGGTGTTAATGCCGTCGATCTTCAGCGGCTGGGTCGGGACCCCCGCCGCCGCCCCCTGCATGTATATGTAGGAGTTGACCTGAGCTTGCGTCCACGGCCCGTTTATGGTGGCGGTGGCGGCGGAAGCCCTGTTGACCCAGTCAGCCTCTATGGGTGGGTTGGAGGCGGTATCCGGGGCCGAGTCAAAGTAAACCGTCCCAGCCGACTCCCGGATACGCAGCCAGGTGTAGGGGAGGGGATTCGCGTAGTAGTTGGGCTCTACTATAGCGAACACCGTCTGTACGAACTGGTCCTGCTTTACCGCCTTCAGGACACCGTCAGCCTCTAACCACCACTGGATAGTGCGGCCGTTGTCGGGGGTCCTAACACCGAAGCCATTCTCAAGCCCTACGACATTACCTGCTGTACGTATTGGTTGGACGAACTTGTAGAACAGCGAGCTACCGAGAAAGGTGTAGAATCCTTTTGAGATTAGTGACGCTTGGTTGGCTACCGCCGCCGAGGTCAGGGTTTGGACCCCAACCCCGCCCACGAAGTCAATCGTTCCGTTGACCGTAACTGGGTTCCACTTAGCAGTGTCTAGCGGGGCCTCAAAGTTCTCCGTGAAGGTCTCAATCAGGGGGAAGGGGATCACACTAGCGGTAGCCGCAATCGTGTCCGGGGCCTCAGCGACAATAACCGCAGCCTCGGACCCGCCCTTGGCTATACTAGCTATTGTGTCCGCCGACTCGGTGCGAGTGAGGTTAGCGGTAGTGGCGACCTTAGCTGCGCCAGATATGGTATCCGCTGCTTCTGTAACGGTAAGAGTGGCGGTACGAGGGGGAGTGGTAACCGCTACATCAGAGGCTACCGTGTCGGCCCCCTCGGTAACTGTAAGGGTAGCTAGGCTAGTGGGGCCGGAAGTGGTGGGACCGTTTAGCGCGTCAATCTTCGGCATCGGGTTAGCGATACCAGCCGTAGCATTGCTTATCCAAACCCTGAAAGTGACCTTAGCGGAGGCAAGCGTTATGGGTAGCGAGCCAACCGTCCCCGAGAATTTAACAACCCACTCATCCGGTAGGGGTGGATTAGAAGCAGTGAGGGGGGCCGCTTCAAAGTAGATCGTCCCACCAGATTCCCGAAACCGCAGCCACGCATAGTTGTCTTTGACCGGGCGGAAGTTGGCCTCTATCTCCGCAATCTGTCCCCAAGTGTTATTGGTGAACTTGATGAGCGAGAGGTTACCAGTCGAGTAGATCGTCCAGTCAATCCGGTTGGTGTTCGCGGATTCAATACTGAACGAGAACTCACCGCCTGCGGGGTTGCCGGCTCCCCACCATGGGGCATCAGCTATCTTGACGAAGGCCGAGCTGCCTGCGAAGTCGTACTCACCTTGGGATTCTAAGCCCGCGTGGTTGCCGTTTACCGCTGCTGTATATGAGAAGTTGCCTGTACCCCCGGAGAAGACAACAGACCCATTTACCGTATCCGTCAGCCACTTAGAGGTATCGAGGGGTGCCTCAAAGTCCTCCTTCAGTGTCTCTATCTTAGGGTTAGGCTTGAACTGTATGGTGTAGGGCGAGGTGAGCTTAGTGTCGGGGTTAGATGTAACCCGCAACGTCTGAGTCTGCCCCGCCGCGCCGCCTGATGTGCCAGCGTACCATACCTCAAGAACAAGAACGTCACCAGTCTGTACGACAAGTGACGTGCCCGAGAACGTCTTTGACGCAATAGCGGGAGTGGTGGGAAGCTCCGTGCCGCTTGCTGCCGTAGGATCATAGAGGAACCCAACCCTACCTACCCCCGGCCTCCAGACGTACAAAACAGGCCACAAGTACTGGTTAGCGGTGCTTGCTTCCTCCCCCATGAAGAAGGCAGCAGTCCACGTCTGAGCGGGGATCGTCTGGGCAGCTAGTTCCCGACTAGTGAACCTACCAAAGAACGTGGACTGTAGCGCGGTAGTGGCTGTAAGGTCGACAGACCTGTCTTCTTTGTTAGCACTACCATTAAGGAACAGGCTAAGACGACCCTCAGCGCTGCTACCGGAAGCAACATTGTTGGTAGCCTTGGGCAGGTTGGTAGCCTGCTCCCCCTGCTCAGGGAACAGTTCACCGCCTTGCCCTATGAGCCAGAGGGTAGTGGCCACATGGCCCCGTTACGCGACTTGGTTGCCGGCGGTCAGCGTGAAGGTGTTAACCGTAACGACCTGCGACACCGCGATCACCGCGTTGTCGAAGTTCATATCAGCGCCCGAGGCCGCGCAGGTACCCTGGACCTCACCTGCGGCCCCGGCCGCAGCAGCGGATGGGACGATACGGAAGTAGCCCACCGTACCCGCCGCGACCGCCGTGCCTGTCCAGGTCCCCAGCTTGGCCTTGGCGGTAGCCGGGGCCGCGCCGCCCGCCGCCGCCATCCAGTCTGCGGGCAGGGTCATTTCCACCAGTAGCGTGCCGGTAGCCGCCGCGCCGACCGCAGGGGCCGATCCGCTATATACCCGCAACTTGGCGGATACTCCGATGTTGGATTCGATGGCGTCCAGCCGGGCGCTATTCACGCCTACGCTATATGCGAGTGTCATGTTAATCTCCTTGGTTAAAACTGAAGGCTCATGTCAAACTCAAGGACTACACCAGAGGTGCCGTTTACCTTGAGCCAAACCCAGTTATTCACCGGGATATTGGGGTTGTTGAAGGTGGTGATAGTGTTGTTAGCGGTAGAGGACGTGACCGTATCAGCCGTGATCACCGGGGTACCAACCGCAGCGCGGGAAGTGGCGTAGCGTAGGGACCAGGTCACCCCAGGGGTAGTCCCCCGCACCACTACGTTGATCTGAGTAATGGTCAGCGCCGCCTTAGCGAAGAACATACCCACTTCGTCCCCGGTTACGGGAAGTTGTAGTGATAGCGACTTGGGCCCCATAGGACCCGCCACGCCCGGAGGGCCCGCGTTGGCTCCACCTAGTGTGTCGTATGCCCCGCCCGTATCGTAAGTGCCCGCTATGTCGCCGGGGAAGTAGTTGACGCCGCTGTTCTCGGTGTTGATGTAGCCGAACTGGTACGCATAGAACTTCTTGCCGGTGACGTTAGCATAGCCGGTGTAGTTGGTACCGTAGTTGTAGATATAGCCTTCAGCGCCTGCGTCGGCAAACGCTCCAGTAAAGGCTATGGCTGACGGGATCGTAACTACGGACTGACCACCCTCGATAGACGATCCGGCACCCCATACCGACATATGGTTCTTGGCCCCTCCGCTAATACTGTAGGGGAGGTAGTTGTATATCTTGCCCCCCGACGAGGCGAACATATGGGAGCCGCCGCTAGGCTGAACCGCCCCGAAGTCTACCCCGGCCCCCACGGTAATAACGCCCCCGTTAGTGGACACTAGCCCGTTACCCAGCGCGTTGCCTCCGACCCTGAGTTGTTCTACTTGTAAATAGGCCCCGTCAGCGTATATGGCTGCGTTACCGGGTACCGTGGTAGGATTCTTGATGATAGAGGTAAGGTTGGCCCCCTTACCTCTCACAATGACTGGAGTGGATCCAGGAGTGGACCCTACCGCTTGCATGGGGGGAAACGTCCCCTCAGCGAAATTGATAATGACCTGGGCCCCATTACTCGGCACGTACCGGGCCGCTTCATTGTAGGCCCGGGTACCTGTAGAGAATGCGTGCTGATCGGTATTGTAGTACCCATCATTGACATCGGAGCCGCCCTGACGAACGTACAGGTTGAGGTCCTTGGTGATATTGATGACCGCGCCATTGTAACCCGCCTCCAACGCGATGATGGGGAGGATTATCTCGTCGGAATGGTCGCTCCGGGCGCTCTGTTCGGACATATAGTCACCTGTTCCGTAGGGCTCTCACGGTAGCCTTGGACTTCCGTTTCTGTTCCTGCTCGGGCTCCCAGCCGGTCTTGCGCATAGTCCCGTAGACAAAGGCGTCCTTGCGGTCGCCTTTCAGGCCCTGCGCATTAGCTGCTTTCTCCAGCTTGTCGTGTAGGGCCTTAGGCATTACCGTGGTCCTGGCCGGGGCGGGCCGACAGGGACATCACGACGCTCGTCATACCTACAATAGTAGGGCAGGCGAAGGCGAGGATGATGGCGGACCTCTCGGCGCCACTCGCGGCAGTTGCGCGGATGACGAACGTGACCCGGATGGGGTCGCCATTGTTGGTCCCAGCGGTCCCGGTCGGGTCCGGGCAGGTTAGGCCGAGGCCCCGGCTGGGCGCTAGCCAGCGTAGTGAAGAAGGCAAAGAGGATCAGGATCAGGTATCTCATGGGTGTATCCTAGTAGGTGTAGGGGCAGTCATAGCGGTAGTGCCGCTTGTGAACCGTACCGTTGTTGTACTCACAATACCGCGTTCCACGTTCGACCCAATGCCGACGCAGATGGATGCGGTTCTGGTACTCAGGGCGGCTCTCGATGGTGACCGCCGGGATGTTGATCTCCAGGTCGTTCGGACCCGGCAAGTTAAGGCGTGCCGCGCATCCGGCTACGGCTGCGGCCGCGATCATGAGAGCGATTAGCGATTTGGACATGTTTATCTCCTAAGCCCTTGGGACATTTGTGCTGCTTGCATCATTCGGGGGTCCATGGGAGGACCCCCACCACCGCCCCCGGGAGGGGGCATACCTCCACCACCTGGGGGCGGCATTCCACCACCGCCGGGAGGGGGACCGCCTGGGCCCATCGGAGGGCCCCCGCCCATACCAGGAGGGCCCCCGCCTCCAGGAGGCATACCGCCAGGGGGCGCCATGCCGCCCGGGGGCGGCATCGGTTGCCCGTCAGGGCTGTATCCCAGCTGCTGAAGTGTCTGGGAGGCCCCCGGGTCCCCCTGGGCTGCCCTCTGGACTAGCTCCTGAAGAGCCATCGGATTGATGCCTGGCATTATCTTGCTCCTGTAACTGTTGCTGAATCTTACTTATCAGCGGATGGACCTCGCCCCAGGGCCGAGCCGCTAACACCCTGAATAGATAGTCCATCTCATTGTCTTCAAGTTCGAGTACCAACTTAGTATTTAATGATTTTGAGGACTGTTGCTGCTGGAGGATAGTTAGTGAAGGAGGTGCCGCTACCGGTGTAGCCGGTACTATTGATTCCTGAGTAAGCATAGTTCACCGCTATGTTAGAGTAGTTGAGAGAGATAGCAATACCGGAGTAGGCTATCTCGGAATTGTGGATATAGGCCGCGTCGTCCACGGTACCACCGCCATACTGGCCATATCCGAGATTGTATCCTTGCCATACGGGGACATGGTTACCGGCTTGGTACCTGTGGGTATGGCTGGGGTCGGTATAGCCGTGGGCGTGAGTGCCGTCGTTGACGGTGTGATAGTGGGACGGGTCCGGTACCGTATGGTAGTGAGAGGGTAGATGGGTAACCTGGAGAGTATTGACCTCCACTCCGCCCCTGTTACCTACTCCGGTGGCCGGACCGAGGCCAGCAGTTACCTGAGTTCCACCCGAGCCTACCGTGACCTGCCTACGGAGGTCCGGTACATTGAAGGTATTGACTCCGTTACCTGCGCCCCAGTAGCCGCCGATAGCCGCGAACAGGGCCGCGTAAGTGGTACGGGATATGGCTGCACCGTCGCAGAGCAAGTAGCCTGCGGGGGCGTTGGGGCCCGCGAAGTCAAGGATAGTACCTGTAGGGACGGTCGCTATGGGGAGTCCCGCATTAGTGATGCCTCCGGCCACCGCTAGCCCGCCCGTCACTGTTGAGTTACCCGTAGTGGTCGAGTTACCCGTAGTGGTCGAGTCGCCAGCTACGGTGAGGTTCTTACCTACCGACAGCCCCTCAGGGGTGGAGAAACCCGAGTCCTGGAACCTACCGACTACATTGCCTCCGACCGTGATCCCCAAGGTGCCGGCGTTCTCCCTGAACACGCCCATGTTCAACTCTGAGTTGAACGTCATACCGGGGGCCGCAGCCGCGCCGTCTACCAGCCTGAAGGGGGCCAGGGGCCCCAGTAGACCATCCCGGGTGAAGACGTTGTTGAGCTGGGTAGCTACGTCCGCCATCGTCGGGTTAGCCCAGTTAACGTCAATAACTGTGCCTCCCTGTACCGGATTGCCTAGGGGGAGAGTGTAATTACCGGAGGCGTCACGTGGCATTATTTCTCTCCAATATTGGTTCCGATTCTACCCCCTAGGATCGTACTAGCCCTGATAGCCTGTTCTGTCTTCCTCTCCCATTCCGCTATGGATTTACCTGCGGCTTTACGCTGAGCTACGCTCTTCATGAATAGCTCCGGGTCCTCTAGGGCCTTGGCCGCCTCTTTCTTGGTAGCGTCGCTCAGGTGAGTGAGATATGGGCTAGTAAGGAACCCTGACACGTTCCGTAGCGGGCCCGTATTGAGAACGGCCCTGGCGGTATCGAAGCCCTCATCCAGCCCGCCCGACCCCGGGGAGGTCTTGTAGAGCTCATGCCTGCGTAGGGCCTCGGCCTGAGCTTCCATATCCTTGATCCTAGCCGGGTCCAGGTACTTCCCTTGACCCTTCGCCTCCTTGGCGGTTTCCCTACCTAGGGCTTGACGCAAGGATTGGTCCGTAACCTCGGGTACGCCACCCTTAGCATTCTTAGTGAGGGGTATATCCCCTTCACCCATAAACTTGCCCCGTATCCGGTCAGCCGCCTGAGAGGCCTTGACCTGATCCTTGGCGCCCCCGTATCCCTCCAGGGTGTTGGTGAACTGGCCCTTGCTCCGCTCGTCGGCTAGGTCCTTGATTAACTTCTTGGCCTCACGAATCGCGGGAGAGCCCGCAGCCGCTTTGTCCAAGGAAGTGTAGAGCTCAGGGAGGACCCCTAGAGTGGCCTTGTCGTTATTTGCCGCCGCAAGGATTCGGTCAAGTTCGGGGATCAGTCCCGGATTAGCTATGACCTCATTGCTGTTCTTCAGGGCAGCTATGTTAGTAGACAAGTCAGCCCGGTTCTTCTGGCTGAAGGGAATCCGGTCCAGTAGTTCCTGACCCTCATTGTAGATAGGGGTAGCCCCCTGAGCGGTAGTCTTGGCCCCCGTAGCCTCCGGGGTGGCTCGCTTAAGCTGCTCCCAGGCCGAGGACTTCGTAGCCGCATCCTTAGCCTCGAACACGCTCGGATGAAGCCTACGGGCCGCGCCCTCGGACGCACCCGCCGCCGCGCTATCCGCCGCCGACGCTACTGTTTGGGGGAGCCTATGAGGACCCTGCTTCTCTAACTCTTGGGTAACCCGCTCAAATTCTGGCTTACCCCAAGTCCTTTCCAGGCCCCGACTTGCTCTAATGGCCGCTGCGCCCTCCGTAGGTAGAACCTCTGGGAGAACATACTTAACGGCCTTGTTAGTTAGCTTCGCAGCGCCCCCGAGCGTTTTCGCCAGTAGATTACCTCCCACTGTACCCGCCCCTCCGCCGATAGCCGCACCCGTCCTATCGTCAGGGCTAGTAAGTGCGCTCCAACCCGCGTTCCCCGCCGCCTCAATCGCTAGGGGGAGCCCTCTGACACCGGCCCCGATAGTCCCGAGGCCACCAGTAGCCGCCGCCCCCATACCCAGCTCCCCGGCAAACTTGCCTACCGTAGAGGCTGCGCCGGTGCCCTTCTCAAATTCCTTGCCCTGCTCGATTAGCTCGGGGGTCATCACCTTCTTGCCCGTAACCTTTTCGTCAACCCAGTCGCCCGCCCGCTGTACGGACTCGGGTAGGGCACTCTTTAGGCCCATAGCCGCTTGGTCGAAGGAACTCTTCAACCCACCGAGGAACTCTTCACCCATACCGGGAGCCCCCTGGGCCCCCTCAACGCGGTAGGCTTGACCCTCCGCGCTAAGGCCCTTGGGCTTAGCCGGGCCCAGGGAGGGAGCAGCGGGGGTCCCGTTCAACTGAGCTAGCAAGGCCTGGTCGGTCACTTGCGTACCGCCCCCGCCGCCGTTAAGCTGAGCTAGTAAGTTGGGGTCGGTTACTTTAGTCATGGTACTACGTGCCAGTCGTTAGGTCCGCCCCCATTGTTGACGTATTGCTTGTTCCCGATCATCTTCTTGGTCCCCGCCGGGATGGCTGTAGGGGCCGGGGGGGTAGCCGCAGCCGCAGCGGCGGTAGAACCAGCAACGGGGGTAGGTTCGGGCCCTAGATCGAACATACCCGCTACCTTGTGTCCGCCCCTCTCGTAAGCACCTTCCTGATCCTTGAAGTGCTTCCGCATGATCATCTGCCTACGCTGAAGGTTGTCGGCTACCTTGGTAGAGTCCATATCGGATGAGATGTCCGCCTCTTTCCACGAAGCCAACTCAGCGGGGGTCAGGGCCGAGCCGAACAGGCCGTGCCGCTCGATCAGGGCCGACTCACGCTTGTAGTTCTTCCACCACTCGTTCGACCGTGTATTCACCAGAGGGAGCTTGCCGGCCCAATCAGCCGCCGCGCCCTTTACACCGGAGAACTCAGGTTGGTACTCTCCAGCCAATTGTTGTATGGTAGAGAGCTTCTCATAGCCCTTGTTGAGCTTGTCTACAACCGTGGGGTTAACCGGCTTGTCGTTCGCCGTCTGAGCCCGCAGCTGGGCCCGCTCCATAGCCCCCTCCCGCTGACCCGCCGCGATCAAGCGATTGGTAGCGTCGATCATCCTAGCGGTCTCAGCTCGGGAGGCGTCGGTGGCCGCCTTACCGGCCAACTCCTTCTCAAGGGCCTCCCGCTTGGCCACTAGTTCCTTCTCCGTGGTCTCCCGCTTGAGCTGCTGATCGAGCAGTTGCTTGCGCAAAGCCTCTCTTTGATTGTCCTCGCGGCTCAGATCGGCCATAGCTCCGGTCTGGTACATCTTCGCATTCTCCTCGTTGCCGGGGATACGCCGACCCTCCAGGGCATGCTTAAGCACCTGGGGGCCCGTAACGGGTACCTCAGGCGTGAGCTCGTGAGGGGCGAATGTCTCGGGGCCGTACAGTCCTTCCTTGGTCTCGCCCGGCATTACCTGAGCGGGCTGAGTCGCTGGGGTGGCGGCTATCCACTTGTTAGTAGCGTCCGCGATGGACGCTTTGGACGCGGCCTCAGACTTATCCGCCGCCGTGTCCGCGAAGGCCCCGCCGACGCTACCGGCCAAGGGGGCCAGGTACTGAGTCCACGAGGGGGCCACATAGTGCTTACCGACCATCTGACCCTGAGGCATATTCCCCGTCATTTTGCGTAGGGACTCGGCCACCTTACGTTGACGGGCGGCGGTGTTTACACCATAGGTGTCGTTGGGGTCGACAGGAGCGTCAAAAAAGCCCATATTACCACCTTGTTTCGTCGTTAATGTCCCGCCGCCACTCATCTAGGATGTCCGCTACGTGGAGGTACCGATCCCGGGGGAGGTTGCGGATACGGTCTAGGTTCTCGTGTAGATAGGCGGTACAATCCCAGCAATCCCGCGATGTCTTTTCCTTCTCGTAGTATGGGGGGATAAGCTCGGGGCACCGGGCCTTGACGAAGTCGCGCACCCGCTCCCTAGACCAATCTTGTATAGGCATACGGTACAGGATACCGTCCTCAAAGTGACCGTCCTGTATCGGAGCCTTGAAGGAATCCTCCGACCTCTGACCCTTGTAGACTACGGTAGCCCCCAGCGCCGCTGTCGCCTGCATCATAGGGAGCCATAGGCTACGGTTACAGCACTCGAAATGGGGCTGGTACTTAACGGGGGACAGTTGAACGATATGGCCGATAGTCGTGAACTTGATGGGAACCACATCGACAGGCTGACCGAACCGCTCCAGGTGCCGATCCGCGTAGCACTCCTTGAAGATCAGGCCGGGGTAGTATGACGCTACCATCTTGAGGTACTCGTCGCGCTCCGGGTAGGCCCCATCGGTGGAGGCGGTAAGCACGATCAACCCCGGCTTGTCCTTGAGAAGCTCAAGACAGGCGAGGGAATCCAAGCCGCCGGAGAATTGTAGGACTTCCATTAGTATGCCGTCGCCCCCGCCATAGCTAGACCCACGATGCCCGAGGTCGTCCCCGCCTTGCTAGCGTTCTTCGCGTTGGTGTTCCCTATAGCTGCGTCATACCCCGACTGAGCCGCCCCGAGGTAATCCGTGCCTTGCTCCCCGGTGGCGCTAGCGAAATTGCCGAAGGAGGGATTGCTATATTGTTGCATAGCCAGAATCTGCTGAAGCTCGCTCATAGGCTGGTTACGGAGCGTCATCCGTTCGTTTAGTTGCTGCTCCCGAGTAGCTGCATCCATACCGATTTGTTGGGTTTGCTCATTGAACTGCTGACCTCTCAGACCCTGGGCAAACTTCTCGGCCTCGGTCATCTGCTCGAAGTTCTGCTTGTTCTGACCGCTGGCCCGCTCGAAAGACTTACCATACTCCTGCTGACCGGCCAGGAGGGACTTGAGCTGAGCGTCGGTATCCGCCTGCCCCTGACGGAGCATAGCCGCCTGCCAAGCTGGGGAGTCCTCGGTGAGGCCCTGGCTAGCGAGGCGTTGAAGCTCAGAGTTGGTAGCCTGCTCTCGCTGGGGCCTGAGGAGTCCGTAGGTGGCATCCTGAATAGCCTGAGAGTTGCCTACCGGGTCCAGACTGAATAGACCGGCGCTGCTGCGCAGTTTCTCGGCATCCACGCCTTGAAGGGCGCTTGTATCGTAGTCGCTGTAGTCCCGCAACCCTTCAGTATTCAGGGGTTGACCCAGCGCGTCGGTAGCGTTGCTTGTAGCCCTGCTCCGTAAAGCCTCCTGGGCGTCTAGTTGCTGTTGCTGCTCAGGGGACAGGGCCTGCTTTTGAGTCCAGGTCCCGCTGGCCGGGTCCTGGGTCCAGGTAGACGTATTGCCATAGATGTCTACCTGATTCGGACGATTCGCCTGGGTTTGCTTAGCCGCCGCCTCAGCTTGAGACGCGGCTGTCTTCTCCGCTAGCGCCGTGTAGTCAGGCGCTGGGGGAGCAGGAGCACTACTAAGCCAGCCCATATTGTTCTCCTAAATGCTCGCGCATATACTTGGCTAAGGAATCCTCAGGGGCTAGGCTCCTGAAGTACGCTTCCGACTCTAGCAGCTTAGCGAACCCACTCGCTAGGAGTACGATCAGGCTGAAGACATCGTAGGGGGAGCACCTCATGTAGTAGGCCTGCTCCACCTTGGAGCGGTCCCCCGACTTCTCAAACTCGTTGGCTACCATCCACATAGCTATCATCTTGTAGAAGGCAGGCTTGAGTATCTCTTGATGCTTGTCGTAAAAGGTATTGTCCGATATACCCAGGAACGCCCAGAGCATAGCGGCGTTGATCTCCCCCGAGGACAGGGTCTTGTCCCGGTCTACCGAGTCATCCCATACGACTACAAACTGCCACAGGTTCATTATGAGGCTGTGGGCGGCCTCGTTGTTGTTTACTAGGTACTTGACCTTTTGAGACTGCTCGTTCATAGCAATCCCCCTCCCGGTAGCACCGAGTAGTCCGTAGACACCCATAGGACTTCGCCCTCTGTCCTCATTACCATGATCAGAGAAGCGGCCGTTCCCATACCTTCCGCTTGTACCCATTGCTTTTGAATCGTATCCCCGCCACCCCATGTAGACTCGTTCCAGTTCCCCACCCCCCATAGGGAGTTGGTAGCAGGAGGTAGCGGGCCGGGGGCGGTAATCAGCTCACCTGCGAAGTCATACTTGATCTTGGACTTGAAAGCGGCGGGGTCGCTCACTACAAAAGTAGGCCGATACATTCCCACC